CCCCGTTGTTGCTGTGTTATCAAACACCCCATTGTATGTGCCACAATTCACCTGTATGTGATTCGGCAAATAACCCTTAACCTGATCACTCATTATTGCGGTTAGATCTGTTTCATCCTGCACCAATTCAAGAGGCCCAATTGACCTGCCAAACCCTGACAAATCATATCCATCCATATAACACCGATACCACTTTTTTGACGTTCTGCCTGTTGCCATGCTAAACCTCCGTCACTCAACAAATTCCATGATCCGGAAACTGAAATCCGCACCCCAATACAAAACGCCTGTTGGATCTTCCGTAGGCCCAACCATTGAAATGCCTGCAGGGATAATATCCTCACATCCAGGAAAAACATCAATGGCTAATATCGCATCCCAAATTGCCCTGATCATGGCAATCAATTGTGGATATGGCGCCAATATGTTTGATCTGCCATCCCCAATTGGTTTATATAACAACCTGTATGTAATGACATAACCAAAATCCATTTTGGCGCTGGATCCACCACCAAAACTTTTCCGGACCATGCTAACATCTGTCATAAAATCCACTGGTTTTGGGATCAATAATGCCTGCCTTGATTTTCCACCCTCAACCGGGATTTCATCAATATCCTTAATTTTGAGAGTTGCCACGGTCAATTTTGAAATCGCATCCGTAACCGTATCAAATTGCAATGTCATGGGATTGAATCCTTTTTATATGCCATGATCACCCGCCAGGCGTTGGCTGGAATTTCCTCCGGATTGATCACCACACCCGCTGTGGTTATTGTGGTTGTGCCTGTGGTGCCTGTGCCAAAACGCCTGTGATATTCAGATTTTACAATGTCAAGGGTTGCACCACGGATCGATCCAACTGGCGCCCAAACATAAACAACACTATCATCCGCATGTGTTGCTGCCGTGGATCCATTATCACCCCTGGCAAGAGCTGTGATTGTTGTTTCACTGTTTGAAACGCATATCATTATTTCATTTTGAATCTTGAATATTTGCCCGGGTTTTACCAAGAGCCCATTATCAACCGTGATCGGATTTTCAATGTCTGTGATCCCACCGCCCTTATTCACCTGTGTTGCAACCCGCCACGCCCGTTGTGCATATTGATTGTGAAAACCCCAAATGCCATTCACTGCGATCACAAATTGCGAATTGCCAGAACTATCACACTTCCAATAGGTGTTTGCCATTTCTTTCAACATGATTGCATACCTTGGCGATTCATTCCTTGGTAATAAATAATAATCACCTGCAGCAACCAATACACCATCCCCATTGGTTACACTGATCACTTCAAGCAAATCATCGTCTAACCACAAACTTAAATCATCATCCTCTGGTATGCTGAAATAATGAATTTCAACCCTCGGAAAAAACTTGTGCCCTGTCCAATCATTGATCTTTTGGCTGACATCCTCAAGCATCTGATTGATCACTGAATCATCTGCCCAATCAATATCATCAATGTCTTTTATGCCTTGAAATTCATCTATTGTTGCATATGAATTAAGAGCGACCATTTTTTGCCGCCTCCAATTGTGCCAAATATAACTGTTGTTTCAACTCCATGTGGTTTGGAGGATATTGCCTGCCATCTGCCTCAATATGTGTTGAGAATAAATTTGTATCAACCAAAAATGGCAGATCCGCATGATCATCCATAAACTTATTCCAACCTGCCCGGCGTAAATAATTGCCTTTGATGATCCGATCGCAAAAGTTTATATCCGAGGTGCCGGCTGCCACATGGTAATCACCGTGATCATCCATTTGCGCTGACGCTGGCGCCTCAAATACACGCCTTGCAACAATGCCTGATCCTGCGTAATTGATCACATACTCTGGCGAATCATTGTATATTTCTTTCAAAATGCCTGCATGGATCAATAGCGTGCCTGTTGGCACTGCATCACACCATACCAAATCACCCATTTTGAAATCCCGATATGTTGAATTGCCACGCCCAATAAATACCAATGGTTCACTAGGCTGTGCCCGGGTGTAATATAACCCGCTGATCATTGGATATTTGCCAAATTTTATCCACTCGTTATACCTGATAAATGCATCTGCCAATAAAACATTGTCGTGTTCTATCAATAGTAACCACTGGTAATCACTTTTCAAACACTGTTGCACAATCAGGTTTTGCGCATCTGCCACTTGCCAACCCAATGGGTTATAACTTGCCAACCACGCTTGCCAGGCGACCATAGACCAATTTGGCGGAACTGCCTGATTGTACCTGCCCATAACCCACTCAATACGGACCAACCCCGTAACTGCCGTACCAACCATCACCCGGTTCATATATTCCCGAGTGCCACTTTCATCAATCAACATGCTGTATTTTAACAACGGATTGGTTTTCACAATTTTTTTATTCATAACTTGGATCCATCCTGCGCTTGACCATTAATACCTCAATATCTCCAAATGGATCAAATCGTAAACTCACAATTTTCCATGGTTTTGGTTTGTAAATATAATACAACATTGATTTTTCACCGTCAATAATGGGATCAAAATACCTGAATGTATTTTCATTGCATCCATTGATGTGAGTTGGATCCTGCCAATACCTTGGTGATCCACCATATGGCAACAAAACTGCAAACTTACAATCCACTTTCATAATCCGCCAAATTTCATCCATAAATTTGATCATGCCAAACTTGGCGGGATTAATATGCTCAAGATAATGACTTGCAATTGCCTCACTTACGCAATCATCTGGCAATGGATATGGATAATTTTCAAGATCCCAAACTATATCAACTCCCGGTAATTCCCTTACATCCATTCCAACAAACCCACCCGTTTTATTTTCCCCACATGCGATATCCAATTGTATTGCACCGTAAAACTTCAATAATTCATCTATGGTTTTCATCTGTGATCCAATTTGGGTTGGATGATTGAGATCAACCATCCAACCCATTCAATTGGGGTTTGATATATCTTATATAACCACTGTTTTGGCTGGAATTACTGCACCATGCGCCTGCGTGGTGTTCTGAGGACTGATTGGCAGCTGATCGGATCCCTTGTATAACAATGCAATGCATGCACCATCAAGGGTTGCAGCCCCAACCGTGTCAATCGTCTTAAACCATGGCTGCGCTGGATCCACTGGCACATCCATCATGGCACACCTGTTGGTGATGGTTGCCGTGCTGGAAAAACTCACAAAACTGGCGCCGGTTACTGCCGTGTATGTGCCTGCCGATGTTGCACTTTTTGAAAGTGCAAAAATCATTGTGCTGGCACCTGCACCGGATCCCAATGCCAGGATAAATAACGCCCGATCATAACCCGTGGCGTCAACTGTCACGCCCGAATGTGCGGCCGCTGTCTGGGTTGCTGGCGTGATTGCTACAACTGGTTCCACACTATAAACTAATGTATTCATTTTTCATCCTCCAAAATCAAATTTTCTCACGCTGGATCTTATGCGTGTTGTAATAGGTATGTGATTGCCTCTGATTGCAACACCGCGCCACCCTGGCGATACTTGGCAAACAAACCAATTTGCCCGGTCGCCTGATATAAATATGGATTGCGTGTCACTGACATTCCGGTTTTGTTTGCAATTCCATAAAAGCCAGGATTAACCAACAAAATATGCTTGGTCGATGCAACTGGCAGGTTGGTTGTCAAACCTGTGAGAGCTGCCGTGCAATAAACCGGGATCCCCATAATGGTGCCATGTGCCTTGGCGTTGCCCTGTCCGATCATGGGATCATTGGCAGCGATAAATGCATAGGGTGTTGCAATCAATAACCCACGCAAATAACCCAACACATCACGCTTGCAAATCAATACCGCGCCATCTGAATATTGATCCGGATATGAGAAAAGAGCTGTGATAAATTCGGCTGCCGTGATTGCGGTTGGCGCTGCCGTGGTTGCCAACAATGTGCCGCCAACCAACATGGATTGCGGTTCACCACCACCTGTGCCCGATGCAACCATGTAATAATTATCTGCAGCTGCCATGGCACGACCCCAAACACCTGCCAGATAATTACCAAAATCTGAGACCGCATCCTCTTCAAGTTCCTCGCTGATCTTGACCAACTTGGTCAATTTCTGGATTGTGATCGCAACCTGCCCGGCGGTTGGTTCGTTTTCATCGTATGCTGCCTCTTCTGCCGCAACCACAAATTTAGTGGCTGCCGTGCCCTCTGCCGGCACTAGCAAACGATCTGAATTGGTTGTGAAAGTTGCACAACCAATCTGTGCCGGTACACTTGCCTCACTGCGCTTGGCAACAATCTGATTGGTGTATTGTTCTGGCACATAGAATCCGCCCTCGCTGTCATTTTGTTCCTGCATGGCAGCCTTATATGGTGCCTCATCACCCGTGCGGATCCAATAAAGGAATGATTTGATTTCCTCATTATTGGCACCCTCTGAGTTTGACATTGCGCCACTTGCCCGGTGATATGCATAACCACCACGCCGGGTTGTTTTCAATTCAGCAAGAGCTTTTTTATACCCTGCCTCTTCCGCTGCCTTGATTTCTGCCTCATGCTTTTGCTGATCCGCAACCTGTGTTGCCTTGATTGCATCCCGTTCATCCAAAAGTTTAATTAATTCATCCTTTTCCATTTTAATGCCTCCGTAAATATTTGATATTTGTGCTAAATATTCAATGTTGTTTACCTGACGAAGTGCGATCAATACCTGATCCTCTGCAATTTCATCAAGCAACATACTTTTGATTGGTGTTGCCACATTCCTTGGTTCCGCTGGCGTTGGCGTCAAACTAGCATCCAATCCAATAGGCCAGGATTTTAACCAATACGCCTTGCCCGCTGGCACCCGATCGACCAAATGTGATGCTGTGCCACTGGATAAACCCAATTTGCCTTTTTCTGCCAGTGAATAAATTGCCTTTTCATATTCATCCCGCAATTCAAGTTGCCCTTCCAACCATCCCCCAACATCGTCAAATGTCAAATTGCCTGTGCCGATCTTACGCTTTTTGATGGCTGGATCCATCCCGTGCTGATAATAAAGCGGGATGTTTTTTAGATGTTTTCCAAAATCTGTTTCCTTGGTGAAATAATCACCCTCCAAATCCGGATCCTGAGCCGTGGAAAACCAGATCAAATAACCACCGATCCTGCCATTGCCCAATGCCTTAACCTCTGATCCATCAATCACCAATGCCTTTGGCTGAGGCCATTTTGTTACATCCGGGCAGCTGGCGCCCAATGTTATGGCTGCGTCATGTATATCCTGCAATGCCTGTTTATCATCCTCGCTGTGCCTGGCGCCAACCTTAAATGCCTTGGTGATCCAATCGGATTGCCTTGCAACCTCAACCCATTGGGATTGATCCTGCAATGTTACATCCTCACCCGTGGTTGTATAAGTTGCCTTGTAATACTTACCATCCCGGCAAATGATCACACTATCATCAAGGTATGCAACAATCCATGGTGTGTTATCGGCCATTGGCAATGCAACTGGTTCTGGATATGGATATAAAACTTGAAATGCCCGATCAATGGCGTATTGCCTTGATTGAATGTCAAATGATTTCCCCTTATCCTGCCACATCTGCAAACATATTGCCACTGCCTGATCATTGTCTTTTGCGGTGCCATCCTCCAAAACTTTTGGCACACAAACTTTCATAAATTCCTCTTGATTTTCAAAACTGTTTGGATCTGGCATAAACATCACCTCCAATAAACAAATAGTGCACGCCCATGGTTGCCCATGGCTGTGCACTATCATTCCTGATCTATATGTGCTGATCGCTTGACCTTTTAACCGCACCTGCGTGGTGCCTCTGGTTTGTCCTGCCAAACAATCAATTAACTTGTGAATTTAGTATAGCACAATCCACCTTGCCAATCAATCACCAATTATTTCTTGCCAATATGCATATCAATGATCAATCTATTGATCCATGCCTCGTATATTTTTTGGATCCTGAAAAACTTTTGACCTGCAGCAAAACGCAATTGCAACCAACCCCGGTTTTCCATATATTTGGATTGTTCTAGTCCACCCAAATATTTTGCATAACTTGCCCGGTTGCCAATCCTTGTGATCCAATTATTCACATCCCGATCAATATAAAATTGCTTGCCATACGTTTCGGACCTGCGTGATAAACCCCTCCGATATGGCACCTCAATTTGCCCTGTCCTGAGCAACCAAAAAAAATGCCTGCGTTGGTTGTCACTCCAATATTGCGATTGTGGCGCCCTTGGTTTGTCTGGCGGATATGCACGCAAACCTTTTGTATTTAATATTTCACTGCCGGCCTCCCAACCTGCCCTTGCTAAATACTGTGCCAGTTGCCGTGGGAAGTTTTCCAATGCATGCTGCACCTCTGCCATGCCCTTGATTGAGATCCGAATATCACCCATGGGTTTAATCCTTGACCATCTTACCATTTTCATCAACTGTGATCACATCCCCCGGAATTTCACCCATTTCAATGGCAATTTGCTGCCGGACCTCACCCTCAGGCCAACCCCAACCCTTGCACATTTTCACAACCTTTTCAACTCCAATTTCACCTGCCAGTTGCCCAAGTGTCACTGGTTGTTTTGTTTGATCTATTGTTTGATCACTCATTTTTTCCATCCCATTTTAGTAAATAAATCATCAAATGCATCCTTGATTGGCACAAATTCATCCTTATTCCATTGTGGTGTATAGATTGCATTATATTCCGATGCAACCATTTCTTTTAACTCACCCAACATGATTTCATCCCCTGACGCCTCTGCAATATATTGCGCATAACTCCGTGCAAATATTTCACGATCGGTCAATAAATATCTGATATGTGCCCGGTCTGGCGTCACTGTAATTTCTGCTAATCCACCAACACCATATGGTTTAGTGACTGCATATGCACTTGGATTTTTTAACATACTTTCCAGATGCAACACCGGATCACTGTTATGAACTTTTCCCCACCAATTTGCCATGATTGGATCTGCACTTTCCGATGTGAATTGCCTGGCAATGCCCAATCCGTCATGGTCAAGAAAATGCCCTGATTCATGTGCAAATGTCATGTGAGGATGATCCGTGGTTGAAATCTCAATTTTCACTGGCATATTATCAAACCTTGTAACATTAAAACTGCCCATATAACGTGATGATTGAGAAGATTCAATCGGCAAATTTGGCAATTTGCCATCACCGTGCACACTGTCTATTGCATCCAATGTGTGTGTTACTGCCTTGCCTTTTTTGCCCTTGCAATTATTGGTGTATGCCTCACTAACCGGCCGGCCTGTGCCTGCAATTGGTTCTGTGGCTGCCAATGGTTCTGGCGGTATAAATGCTGGCTGTGGCGCTGGCGTTGGTTCTGTCACTGGCGCTGGCGTTGGTTCTGGTTTTGGTTCTGCCTCTGGCGGGATTGATTGCGTTCTAACATCTGTCCAACACCTGCAATTTGTATGTGCTGGCGGGTTGTCTGTGAAAAATCCAGTTGAAACAAACTGATCATCAATTGGCACTTCCATGCCATCCAATTCGCCACAAATATCGCAAACCAAATCATCATTATTTGTAAACCATATTTTGAAAACTGGCGCATCTGGATATGCACTTGCCATTTCTTGCCCGATCAATTGATTGCCCTGCGCATATGCCCGGGTTGTTTCGGTTACTGCGATCACATCTGCCCTGCCATCAATACCCCACAATTTATCCATGGTATCACCCAATGTCATGCCAGGCGTTTCAATATACTCTGCAATTGCCTTGCCCAAAATGTCCTGTGAGGTGTTATTCAATTGGTTGAAAATTTCATCCGTATGCAATTGCGCCCAAACAGATGCATGCTCGTTTATTGCGCCATAATCCAACCCTGGCGCACCATGTTGTCCAAGTAATAAAATCCCTCTGAATGTCGCATCCTCCAATGCTGCCAACCACTGTGCATAATCATCCGGATCCACTGCCAATAGCTGATTATATGGAATTGATTGATCATACTTGGCTGCCTTGCCCAACAATGCACCCTTCAAATCAATCAATAACAAATTATCCATTGCCTTATTTGGCACTGGCGCCTGATCCAATGTGCTGATATATTCCCGGATCCGCTTTTGCTGTTTTCTGAATATCCTGCGCATAATGGCAGCCATTTCTAACTCTGCCTTTTCTTTTTCCGCCCAACCCGGTTCGTTGTGATCCCGGCCTTTAATTGCCCTGATCACCATCTTAACCGCATCGATCAAATTTTGCCTTGCCAGGTATTTATTGATCATGTCCTGAAAACATCAATGTGAATAGTACGGACCTCAACCCGGCCTGCAGCTGTGGTGATCGTATTTACACAATCATACTGATTGTTATGTGCACCACCTGAGATCCATATTGTTGTGGTTGTGTTTGTTTTCGTGTCACTTACTTTTGTGATCCCGGCTGGCACAACCCATGTGGATGTTGAAATTGTATCTGCACCCAACCAAGTGGCATAATCCTCAACATATTCTTTTGTGGCGCCGGGCGCCTTAACATATTCATCTGTATGCATGCTAAACCTCCAATGTCCGATCCTCTGCAGGTATGATCAATGTCCTATTTTCCGCTGGCACTGTGAAAATTCTATTTTCTGCAGGTATAACCATGGTTCTGTTTTCAACTGGTATTGCCATAGTTCTGTTTTCCGCCGGCACTGTAAATTTCTGCCTGTCCGATGCTGGCAATAAATGCAACATGGTTGGATGTGATGCGCTGTATATGGTGCCAGATGCTACGCCCAATCCGCCGGGATCCGCAATCAAACTGTCTATGATCCCGGACCAATAAAACACCAATCCATTTGAATAACCACATGGTTGGATCCCGCTTGCTAGATATGCAATTTCTGCAGGTGTGATCACCCTATTCCATACGCCAACTTCCGCTATGTTTCCATCAAAATTTCTAGCATTATCATAGATCCTGCCGCCAATTGACCATTTGCCTGCCGCCGATGCCTCTGTCGCTCCATTTGTACCAGTTGCATATGTTACCTCAACACCATTATAGTAAATATGGATGGTCGAATAATCATTCATCACACCTGTATGCGTAACAATAACATTTGCCCATGTATTCAATTGCACCGTGTCGGTTATGCTGATTCTATCCAACAATGTGGTGCCATTTCTAAATAAATCCAACCTTGCCAGTGCTGCATAAACTGTAAATGCAACCCCAAATGTTGTGTTTGCCACATTATGTGTTGCCAATATATACTGCGTATTTACAGGTTTTGTATGGTTATATATCCACGCCGAAATGCTGATTGGTGATGTTGTTGGATTATAAGGACTTGCCCAATCAATCCGATCTGTGGTGCCATTGAAAACCCGTGACATTTCTATTGATCCCCTGTGGCTGCAAGCAAATTGGTTGCCCTATCCAGTGCCCTTGCCAATGCCTTTTGCCCATTATCCTTGTAACCTGTTTTGGCAATCCTGAAAACTTCCATCACCTGTTTATCTGTCTTGCAATGGTCAAGATCCATGGTGATCTGGAAATGATCATCCTCACTGATCACATCGCTGATAAACTCAACCGATGCTGTTTTACCTGCCTTTATTGCACTCAATGATTTTCTGCACCACTTATCCAATTCAATGGATCTGGCACCTGATGTTTCATCCATGGTTGCCTGATCCTGCACTGCCATATCCACTGGCAACCCTGGCGTTGTTGTATTGGCTGGCACCACTGGATTGGATTTGATCACAATTGGAGCTGGCGCCGGTTCTGGCGCATCTGGCACATCCTCTTTACTAAATCCCAATCTCGTTGCTGCCACTTCCGCTTTTATGATCCCCTTTTCAACCAATAATGCCAATGATGCTGCATATTCATTTTGATCATCCTGCAATGGTTTTACCTTGGTTTGATCAAACTTGAAATATGCATTTTTTTCTGTCAAATCTGGATATTCTGGCAACAATTCCGCATCTAAAACCTCTTGATAATATTCCCACCTTGGGATAATTGTGCAGGTGTAAAGATGATACAAGGCTGCATCAACTGGCGTTTTATCTGCCGCGCCACTTGCTGATAATAACAATTCATCGACGCCCACCGCCACGCAAATGGTTCTGTGCATTTCTGTCCTGGTTGTATCAAGAGCCATATCCTTGACATTACTTGAGAGCTGCACCGGTTTTAATCCTGATCCAAGGATCCCTGTTTTGAATTGTTTATCAACACCTTGAAACATTTTGCGCCAAAATTGTTTTGTCTTTTCAAACAATGTATCAGTCATAACCTGATCGGTTGTGAGGACCAACGGAGGCACCGCAAAATTATCAAAAAATGCACTCATGTATTTATCTGCATTTTTCTCACCCATGGCAGCCATGATTGCCATGGATAATGGTGCCACCCCTGTTAGATCTGTGGATGGATCATAACCACCCCGGAAATATACAACATCCTCCCGAGGCCAGGCAGTAAATCCACCACCTTTTTCATTCTTTTGCTGAAATCCTTGGATCCCGCCTGATCCCTGTGAAACCGTAATGTCTTTTGGATTCATGTATTGGATCTCAATGATATGGCTGCCTGCCCGGACCTTACGCCAATAGCCCGCACCATAAACACAAAACGCAGACTCTGTATATCGCCACAAATCACCCTTATTCCATTCTGCATTAACCGTGTCAAGCAAATCCAACACCGGATGATCATCAATTTCCTGATCGTTACCATCATACAATTTCAATGGTGCACTGGCAATTGCATCCGCCCGGATATTCACTGCCCTAAATGCCCATGCACTTGATTTATATGCTTGCACTGAATTGCCACCCGTGCCCGTTTTATATGATTCAACCCAACCCGGGATGGATGTCATTGTTTTTAGATTTTTATCCATTTCTAATTTTAGTGGCATGTTACATCACTCCCATCATTATTTGTCCTGTGTTTAATGCTGAATAGGCCCACACCAATGCATCCATTCTGTTTGGTGATGCATCACCCGGGATCCAAATGCACATTTCATCCTCAAGAGCTGGAAACGATCCAATATGATGCGCTTTTCCTTGCTCGTAAAGCGCTGCAATTGGTTCTGCCCGGGTTTGCTTGCCTCTGCTGGCGTGCACCAATTGAACTGGCACCCCGGGATCCACAATATGAATGGTCAAGGCAACCATTTCACCACCTTGGTTTGCCTCTGCCACGATCACATTTGCCTTATACAAATTGTATGCGGTTACTGCAGCCGTTGCCCAAACCAATGGTGATCCCTGCACTGTTTGATCCGCAATCGTATAACTTTCACCTGCAAACCTGCCTGCCACAATAATGCCTGCCGCATCACCCTCACTTGTAACACTTGGATCCACTGCCACTACAATATATTCAAACTCTGTTGGAGGGGTGATCACCCTGTATTTATCAAGTGTTGCCCTTTTCCATAATGCACCTGGCGCCTCATTCACATCCTCTGCCAGGATTTCCATGCGGATTGCCAGTGCCGTCATATCCTTATATATTTCTTGCAAGGCGTCCTTGCTGATATGTGGATTGTCATAACTTGTGAAATGAAATGCCTGCCAACGTCCTGATTGATCTGCCTGTGCCTGTTTGAATAATTTGGCTGCGTGCTGAGGATCATCTGCCTTGGATATTGACCGGCTGTGTAAACTTGGAGGGGTGTATATAAATACCGCATCACCATTATTATCAAGCAACATTGGTGCACCAACCAAACCCCATGCATCCTCATTCATCAATTGAAATTCATCCAACTCCAATAGATCCGCAAAATCACCCCGTAATGTATCAGCGTTCCATGCTGTTTTGCCTTTGATCCGGACCTTGCTGCCAGGAAATTCTACGGTGTGTTCGTTTTCATTCTTTTTGATCACCCCTGCAGCAATGGGATCCCGTAAATATAAACAAACTGCCGCCCAAAACGATTCCAATTGATCCGTGGTTGGAGCTGCATACAATACCCTTTTGTGATCCAAGAAATAATTTACTGCCATATCCGCTGCCACAATCGTTTTACCACCTCGCCTGCCTGCCCGAATGATTTTTCTTTTTGCCTGAGAGCTCACAATTCCATTTTGTTTATCATGCAACATTGGCAAATGGATTGCATACCTTGCATCATTCATTTTTTCTTTCAACAACGAACGTGATCAC